CAAGGAGTCTGACATGGCTGGCAATTCACAAATCGCATTTGCACCCTTTGGCAAGACCGTAGTCGTCGCAGCCACGACATCAGCTCCTACTGGCATCCAAGCGCCTGTCTATGAGAAGTTCGACCCGCAGAACGCAGGCCAGTTTCGATTCATCAATGCAGGCAACACCACGGTGTTCTTGGGCACTGGCAGCACCGCTGCAGAGGCCGCTGCAAATGCTGTGGCACCTGTGGCTGGAACGCCATCAGCAGCCATCGTGCTGGTGGCCGGTGCCGTGGAGATTCTGCGCTTCAATCAGACCACGTTCTTCAGCGGCCTGTCCAGCGCAGCAGCCACGGTCTACATCACGCCAGGCCAGGGGTTGTAATGTCCACGATTGACGCAACAGACGCACGACTGACCACGCATGAGGAGGTCTGCGCCATTCGCTATGATCAGATCAATGCGCGGCTCAAGCGCATTGAGGGCATCATGATCAAGACCGCTGGCATCATGCTGGTGTCGATGGCAGGAACAATTTTTGCGGCGATCTGGATGACAAAGTGATTGACCCTATCACCGCCCTTGCTGCGGTATCTTCAGCGGTAAACCTCGTCAAAAAGGCTGTCAAGACCGTTCAGGATGTCCAGTCTTTGGGACCGGTGCTTGGGCAATACTTTGACGCCAAGGCCCAGGCCATCGAGGTCGTCGAAAAGGCCAAGACTGGCGGCTTCAAAGGCTCTGCGCTTGGCAAGGCGTTGGAGCTGGAACTTGCTCTGGAGCAGGCCAGGGAATTTGAAGAGCAGGTCAAGATGCTCTTCTTTCAGTCCAACAAGATGGACGTCTGGATGCGCATCACGGCCAGGGCAAAGCAGATGGAGGCCGATGCCGCCAAGGCAGAGCGCAGACGCAAAGAGGCCCAGCAGCGCAGGCAGGCCGAGATCGACGAAATGTTTTTGATTGGCATCGCTGTCCTGACCACGGTGTTCGTCCTGGGCCTGACCTTCTACTTCGTGGTGGATGCGATGCAGCGGCATGTATGACCGAGAAGCTCAACGCCAACACCACCCTGGACAAGATTCTGGGGTACGTGGACAGCCCTTTCAAGCTGTTCGCAGTCATCCTGATGGCGGTGATCGCCTTTGCTGGTTTTGCCCTGTACGAGAGCCAGGAGTTCATCCGCGACGCCTACAAGGAGTCGCAGAAGCTGCCGGAGATACGGACAGACCGAGCCGATGATGCGGCAACGATGCTGTTCAAGCAGACTGGTGCGACGGTGGTGGCGATCTTCAAGGTCAATCCGCTGTTCAACTCCAGGACACTCTACAAGGCCTACACCAAGGACGGACGCGACAAGACCATTGAGAACATTGACGTCGGCCTGTTCACGCACAACTCGTCGAACAATTCCGATGTGGTCAAGCTGATGACCAATGAAATACCCTGCGGCGAGTACCGCTATGCACAGTCTGAGGTCGGACTTTGGTATCTTGAGAAGGGTGTTGCGTACACCTGCCGTGTGAGCGTCCCACCAGACTCGCATCGCTTCGTTGGACAGATCACGGTTGGCTGGGCAGCGCAGCCAGCAAACCTGGAGCAGACTCGATTCATGCTGGAGATTGCCAGCGCAATGTTGACCAAGAGAGGAAGCTGATATGGACTGGCTCAAGCAGATTGCACCAACGATTGCCACCGCGCTCGGTGGACCACTGGCAGGCATGGCCGTCTCGGCTGTCTCCAAGGCCATTGGCGTCGATGAGAAGGAGGTCGGCGACCTGATTGCCAGCAACAAGCTGACCGCAGATCAGATCGCTCAGGTCAAGCTGGCCGAGATCGAGCTGGCAAAGCAGGCGCAGGAGCTGGGCCTGAACTTCGAGAAATTGGCGGTCGAGGACCGCAAGAGCGCCAGGGAGATGCAGGCCACCACTCGCTCGATGATGCCGCCCATACTGGCTGGCGCTGTCACGCTGGGCTTCTTCGGAATCATGATTATGATGTTCTTCAACCAGATCGACAGCAACAATCCGGCCATCCTGATGATGCTCGGCAGCCTGGGCACCGCCTGGACAGGGATCATTGCCTACTACTTCGGCAGCTCGGCTGGCTCGCAGGCCAAGACCGATCTGCTCTCCAAAGCAACCAAGTGAGGACACCATGAAACAGAATTTTGACGCTGCGCTGGCTGCCGTGCTGCACCACGAGGGCGGCTTTGTAAATCACCCCAAAGACCCTGGCGGCATGACGAACCTCGGCTGCACCAAGAAGGTCTGGGAGGAGCATTGCGGCCATGAGGTGGACGAGAAGACGATGCGTGCGCTCACGCCTGCCGATGTGGCACCTCTGTACAAGGCCAAATACTGGGACAAGGTGCGTGGCGACGACCTGCCGTCCGGCGTGGACTATGCTGTGTTCGATGCCGCCATCAACAGCGGCCCAGGAAGGGCTGCAAAGTGGCTCCAGGCGTGCGTTGGCGTCGAGCAGGATGGTGGCATAGGCCCGAAGACTTTGGCGGCTGTGGCGGCCCTCGATGCGCAGCAGCTCGTCGATGACTACTCCAAGCGCAGGCTTGCTTTTCTTGTTAACTTGCCGACTTGGACAGACTTTGGCAAGGGCTGGGGCAGGCGCGTCGCTGATGTGAAGGCCAAGGCAGCCAGCATGACTGCCTGAGACCTGCTACATGGGCTTGCGCGTGCGGCACGCCTCGCGCATAGCTGGCGTAAAGTCTGGGTGGAACGATGCCATGCTGCAGTCGATGATGCGCCTTTCTGGTGCCAAGGCGGCAGACGCAGCGATCAGGACGATCCACAGGCAGATGACAAATGTCACTCCAAGCACCACCAGCATGGCGGTGGCCATCCTTCTGAGGTATCCAGGTGCAGGGCTTGGCGGCAGCGTCTCAGCGGCCAGCCTGACTGGCTTGCACTTGGCGACCTTGGAAGGTGAGCCGCTCATTTGTCCAGGCCCAGAAACAGGCAGGCATATTTGTGGCTGACGCCTTTGGAGTCGATGTAGGTCTCACCGCAGCCGACCATCCACTCCATGATCAGGAGGGCCAGGGCAATGCCGATCAAGCTGGCCAGCGCCAGGTTGAGAATCTTCTTCATTTCTTGGCCTCCGAAGGTGGCACCCAGCCCATTGCGCGAAAGCGCTCCATGATGTTGGTCGAAGCTGCTGGCACATAGCGCCAGTTCGGGTTGAGCAGACTGGACCGTTGGGCCAGCCAAGAGGGTTGCTGAGGTTGTGTGGCTTGCATGGTGGTCTCCTTGCTGGTTGATGAAGCGCCCCGAAGGGCGCAGGGTTGATCAAGCGCCTTCGTACTGCGCACGGATGGACTCAGCTTGTTCTTTCGACCGGCCAAAATATGGATGGCCATCACGGCCTTCTGCGCACCAGTCATTGATGCCAACCTCGATCTGCTCATCAAGGGTCATGTCGTTGAAACTTGGGTTGTGGATTTCGTATGCAGCTTTCACGTTCAGCTCCTTGCTGGTTGGTTGCGATGACTGCATCTTACCACGATTTCCCACAATCTATGCAACTAGGGACAAACCCTAGTCTTTTGCCTTTTTCGCAGCGATGACTCTGACAACCCGCTCCTCGGTCACGAAGCGGTGGCCATTGGCGCACTCCAAGCGCCGATACATGGTGTTGTCAGGTCGTGGACGGCTTTCCTTGACAAGCACCCAGGCCTTGCAGACAGGGCACTTCATGCGGCCACCTTCTTGCCTTCGTCTGCCAGCCCCTGCTTGATGTAGTGCAGCACCTGGGCGGCCAGCGTCCTGGTGTCTTGCTCGGCCTGGCGGCGCAGAGCCAGCTCCACATCAGCAGGGATGCGGATCGTCATGTAGCGGTCCTTTGTCTTCTCGGTGGCCATCAGTCGGTGCCTCCGGCATTGGTGACCACATCCTCGAACATGTCTGCAATGGCCTGGGCGGTGGCCAGCTCCACAGGAATGCCGTGCGTCAGCAGGCTCACCAGATCGTCCTGGCCAGCCACCTCGATATCGAACCGGGTCGAGGCGGCGTACTTGATGGCCTGGGCCTGGTTGGCTGCGCGAATCAGGCGGTGCTTGTTGGTCTCGGTGTCCGTGACCACGTAAATGCGAGTGCTCATAGTGTGTCCTTGCGTTGGTTGAAAAAGGCACTGATCTGCCTCTTGGCATCGTCAGCACCTTTTCCCACTATACAACAGAATCCCACACTTTCCAGATATGCGATCCAGTCTTTTTGCTCGGCACTCAGGCTGCCGCCTTTGGTGCGCTTCATCTCCACCCACAGCCTCCAGGCAGGGATGAACAGGTCCGGCACGCCGGAGGCCACGCCAGTCGCTTTCAGTTTGGCGGCCACGGCTGGATGGCGATGGCCCCCATTTGGCACAGAAAAAATCCGAACGTCAGGGTATGTTCTTCTGAACCATTGCACCAGCATCATCTGCTCTTGGTCTTCAGATGGCACTATCTCAGATGCCGTGGTTTTTGTGGAAGCCATGCTGTTCCTCTGCCTTTCTTCTCGCGGTCACTGCATCATTTATGGTGGCAAAGCTGCCAAGGTGGTGCACCTTGTGATTGACGCGAATCTGCGCAATAAAGCGCTGCGTCTTGCTGTGGATGTAGACGCCATTGACGCCAGTCTTGTTGTTGGACTTCCTGGACAAGTTTTTTCCGTTTGTCAGTCTGTCGGCAACGCGCAGATTGGCTATCCTGTTGTCCGTTTTGTCGTGATTGATGTGATCGATCTCGCCATCAGGCCAGTTCCCGTAATAAATTGCCCAAGCGACTCGATGTGCAAACAGCTTTGTTCCGTCAATTGCGCCATGCAAATACCCGCAACTATGAGGGCATGAGAATGCAGGCTTTCCGATCTGCCTTGCATTGGTTTGCTTGTAGCCTCTGTCTGTCTTGAAATGCTCGCGCGGCCTTTCTTTCCACTGTAGCTGTCCAGTCTCGGCGTCATAACTGACGCAATTTTTGAGATGCTCAACTGGTATTTCTTTCTTCACGGCTTCCTCCGTCAAAATGGGATCATCATGATCCATTGATCGCAAGCATCCACAGACGCTGCAAACTCATCTGGTGGTCGCATTTCAAATTTGCGGCAATGGCCTGCTTCGTCGTACTCGTCACAAGTAAAACAGCACTTCGGCGGTCCTGACTTCACCCACTGGCGGTAGTCAAGCAGGAACTGTGGCTCTGCTGGTCTGGTGGTCATGCCCAACTCCTTTTCAAAACACGGTGAAACTTCCCGTCCATCTTGTACTCAATGCTGCTGGGCGGCTGGCTGTTGCTCATCTGCACGGCCAGGTACTCCAGCCCTTCGCTTCCGTCCATGTGCGTAGCCTGGGCCAGATTCGCACCGGAGGAGGTGGCCATCGTCATCAGTTGGCGCATGGCCTTGTCGCCTGCATACCCGTCGTGCAGCACAGGCAGGTACTCGGTGATCGGCCTGTCGGACAGGCTGCCATAGTATGTGCAGGACAGCATCTCCTTGCCGCTGGCCTTGCTTATGTGCCTGCGCCAGTTCCAGCTCGTCACCTCAAGGTCTTTGCCTTCGAGGCCCATGATGTCGTCGTTGCGCAGCTCCAGCATCTTGCGCTCAGGCTCAGGGAATGCATGGCCGCAGGCAGGGCAGTTGGCCACCGAGATGGCACACAGCTCGCCACAGTTGTCGCAGACCTTGACTGGTGCCTCGCCATTGCCGTCTCCTGCCTTCTTGGGCGGCTGCACAGCCGTGATCGGCCCGTGCGTGGCCACCACGCCAGCAAAGTCCAGCACCAAGCAGTGGTCTGTGTGGCTCTTAACCCGCATGCCTCGGCCTGCCATCTGGACGTACAGGCTGGCGCTCATGGTCGGGCGCAGCATGGAAATCAGGTCGATGTCAGGGTAGTCAAAGCCGGTGGTCAGCACGTTGGCATTGGTCAGCGCACGCAGTCGGCCAGCCTTGAAGTCGGCAAGCATTCTCTCGCGTTCCTTCTTCGGCGTTTCACCCGTCACGCAGTCGGCGGCAATGCCTTGCTGTTGTAGGACTTCGGCTACGTGCTGTGCGTGCTTGACGCCTGTGCAAAACACCAGCCAGGCCTTGCGGTCACCGGCCAGATCAATCACTTCGCGCACCACCCGCTGATTGTTGTCGTCGGTATCGACTGCGGCCTGCAGCTCGGCCTCGATGAACTCACCGCCTCGCTTATGCACGCCAGTGGTGTCCAGCTTGGCCTTGGTGACCTTGCTGCGCAGAGTGGCCAGGTAACCCTTGAAGATCAGCTCCTCGATGGTCACCGGCTCAATCAGGGCGTCAAATAGCGCAGGCTTGTCGGTGATCAGGCCATGCCCCAGGCGGTAAGGCGTGGCCGTCAGGCCCACCACCCGCAGGCTCGGGTTGATGGCCTTCAGCTCGCCAAGCAGCTTGCGGTATCCACCCTCGTCCTTGTGGTTTACCAGATGGCACTCGTCAATGATCACCAGGTCAACGTGGCCCAGCTCCTTGGCCTTGCTGCGCACCGACTGAATGCCTGCAAAGGTGATCGGCTCACCGAGCTGCTTCTTGCCAATGCTGGCGCTGTAGATGCCCATCGGAGCGCCTGGCCAATGCAGGCGCATCTTCTCTGCGTTCTGCTCGATCAGTTCCTTGACATGGGTCAGCATCAGAATCTGCGTCTCAGGCCAGTTCTGCAGGGCGTCCTTGCACAGCGCGGCGACGATGTGGCTCTTGCCTGAGCCAGTCGGCAGCACCAGGCATGGGTTGCCGTGATGGCCAGCCTCGAACCAGGCATAGAGCTGGTCGATGGTGCGCTGTTGGTAGTCACGCAGCATCGTTGCCCCTTGCTCGGATGGCGGCGGCGCATTCTTGAGCAACGTAAACGTCACGCTGGTCGGTATGCCACCGCGCCGATTGCGTTTCACACACCTTCGCACACGCCTCACGCTCGTCAGCACGGACAAGCTCGACAAGACGTTCAAACGATCCACTAAATCCAGCGGCGTGCCAATTTGTCCGATCCCAGTTCCAATCAGGAAAGAATCCAGCCTCCCGCGCCATGCGGATGATGTCATCTTTCATGTGTTCATCTCTCTAAGTAAATCATCAATGGCTGTGAAAACTTCATCATCTGTTTTGTGGTCTAACCAAGAACTAAACTTCTTTTTGTCTTGGTGGTCAAGCCCTACCCATGTGCGCTGTGGTGGGGCGGTGTAGAGGAATGGAGTCCATTTGTCTGGAATTGCCCTTCCCAAATCAACCCACGGCCCTTGGTAGTTCAAGCGGTTACGCATATCCAAACGAACTACCAAATGTGGGCCATCTAGCCACGCTACCGGCTCCTGCTCTGACTGTGCCAGCCTCTCGCGCAGTTCGTCTCGCTGCGCTTTGATGCACTCCGTCCGGTTGCAGTGGTAGCTGCATGAATGGATGTCGCTCATGTGTTCTTCTCCATTGCCTTCTTCAGCGCTGCTTCCTCCGCTGCTCGTCTTGTCAGCCACTTCATGTAGGAGGCTCTCAAGTAGCGGCGATTGCTTGCATCGAACTTGCTGCTCTTTGGCTCGATGTCTGGAGGAGGCTCCAGCAAGGCGGTGCGAATTTGTTCTGCGTCCGCGCCGATCAGGCGAGCGTAGTCTTCAAAGGAGGAGGTCTTGCTGAACAGCCAGTCGACGGCTGCGAAGTTCTCCGCGCCGGTGGCCTGCTTGCTCGATGCATCCTCAATGGCCTGAGCAGTAATCGCGGCCAGCAGGCGAGCGCAAGCCACTGTCTGTGGGTGCGCGTTGGGGTTTGATGAAATGAAGTCGATCATCCGACAATCCTCCCGCCAAAATCCTTGCGCATCTCGGCGATGAACGAATCACCGCTGGCGCAGGCAGCGGCATTGGCCAGCAACTCTTTGGAGCCGTAGACACCCTCTTGCTCAGGATCGCCATTGGCCAGATTCACGCCATTGATCTCATACACAGCCGTCCACTCGTCCGGCCCGTCCTTGCGCTGCCAAGGCACCAAGTCGGGATGCAGGACATGGCTCTCGCATCCGGTGCGCTGGGCCTCCAGCGGTATCGTGTCATCCCACTTGGCGCAATGCCAGGTGCTGTCCGACTTGGCCGTGCTGTGGGCGCAAGTGCGGCAGTTCACATGCTCAGTGGTCTTGCTCTGGTGGCAGAAATCATGTGCATCACAGAACTTGCACTGATACCAACTCGGATCTGTGCTGATTGGTGGCGGCATGCGGTCTTCAAGCGCCAGGTAATAACCACGCCTGATGTACCTCTCAGCCACATCTTTCTCGTAGCGCACTCTCTCGGTGTAGATGCGGTCGTCGTCCTTGCAAACCGCCACGTACAAGGCCCGATCAATCTCGGTGCCGTGCATGTAGAGCTGCATCTGGACAAAATGCTCAGGCTTGGCACTGGCCACTGCGCCAGCTTTGAGCAGGTCGTCGAATGACTTCTTGCTGTGCGTCTTGAACTCGGCCACATGGCGCTTCTTTGGCGCTTCTGGCACTCCAGACTCGATGATGGCGTCCAGGCTGCCGGACACATGGCAGCCAAGGTCTACCCTGGTCTGCTTGCCGGACGTGCTGCGAATGTCCATGCCAATGGCTCGCAGGTCGCTGATAATGTTGGCCTCCTCGAGCTGGCCACGCCTGAACAGGCGCAGGACTCGGCCTGGGAACTTGGGCTGCACAGCCCAGCGAAACGACAGCCACAGCCAGCGGTCGCAAGCGTGGCCAAGCTGGCTGCAGCCCATGTGGCCCCTTGGCTGCTCAGCCTTTGCTTCGTGCGCTTTGTCAATTAGCGCCTGGATGGTATGCTCTGACTCGGGTATCTTCATGCCCGTCTCCTTTTGGTAGTTGCCCATTGCCCCAGGTTCCTCACGGTTCCTGGGGCTTTTTCTTGCTTACTTGGATTTCACCCAGGGCGGCGATGCCTTGGCCGGTGCAGACGCTGCTGCCGGAGCTGCTGCTGGTGCTGCAGCCTTGAACGCTGCTGGTGCTGCGGCACCGTTGATTGCGCGGTAACCCTTGACCTCGTTGCTGGCCTCGTAGGTCTTGCCGGTCTTCTCGTCAGTGCGTGCTGCGCGAATGGTCAGCTTGATATTGACATTGCCACCGATGAGCTGGTCGGTGTCGGTCACCTTGGCCAGCCCGACCGCACGCATGATGTCGCCAAGCTGCTGGCGGCCAATCTCCTCGGCCTTGGCACTGGCGTTCTTGATGTTCAGGTTCGAGAAGATCACCCGACCTTGGTGCGTTGGACCGGTGATGTCCAGGCGCAGCTTGATGTACTGGCCGCCACCGTCGTTGGTGTTCTTCAGCTCAGCCTGTGTGATGCTGGCGTTGTAGTTGCCTTCCGGCAGCGGCTCGAAGTTGCCGCCAGTGCCTTGCGGCAGTTCGTTTGCGTCGAAAGTTTGTCCGAGAAAAGCCATGATGGTTACTCCTTGATGATGTCAATGGTGAAAGAAGGGCGGCCAGGCTTGGCCGTTATTGCGCCAGCCAGTGGGCGAGTGATGCGTTCGTCGGAGGCCTTCCAGATGGCCATGTTGATCTCCGGCTTCCACCGGAACAGTGTCGAGAGGTGATCTGTCAGGCCAGCCTCTGCGGCCAGCTCCTGCACCTTGTCTGCGTCCACCTTGCGGTCGATGCGGCCCACGACCTTGACCCGAAAGCCTTCGAGCGCCAGGGTCTCAGTGCCTTCGGTGTCGTCACGGATGCTGGCGGTCTTGCGCATCGCATCCTCCAGATCGCGGCGCTTTTCGACTGCCACACGCTCGGCCTCTTTGGCCTCCAGCCATTCGGCTGCCATTTGCTCCATCGTCTTCATGCGGTCCTCGCTTTCAGCATGTCGTCGGCCATTTGGTATGCAGCCTGAGCAATCTCCGGCATCGGCATTGCTGCGTCCATCAGTCCCTGCATCGCCTTCGCCGCAAAGTAGTCGCGCAGGGTCATGCCTTGACTTTGTTTAATGGATACAGCCGCTACAACGCGGTCGTTGCCTTGCGGAAACGCTGACCCGCCTGTTTTTGTATAGTTCATGCCTTGCCCCCAATCTTGGCAAACACTGCGCTCAGGTCCGGTGCCTCCCAGGCATCCAACTTGCCGCTGCGGTCCTTGGCCAGCCACAGGCCATCCGAGTCGCACATCAGCGCACGCTGGGTGGCTCCGTCGCTGTCCTTCTCAACACGCAGGGCCAGCACCTCGTCGAAGAAGTAGGGCAGCGCCTGGCCGGTCTTGTTGCCAGGCATGCTGGGCGCGTACAGCACCCGGCCCATCTCGTCCTGCGTTTTCTCCAGCTTGGCGCTCATGTAGACGTGGCGGCCAGGCAGGTCGCGGAAGGCGCGAATGATGTCGGCCATCTGCTCCTGCATCGCACCGTAAGCCTGGCGTGGGTCTTTGGTGGCCTTCTTCTCGGTGTTCAGGCACACCTCAGCGATCTCGCTGATGCTGTCCAGTGCCACCGATTTGTAGGACTTGGCCTCGTCGCTGCTGGTCAGCCAGGTGTAAGCCTCCTGCAGCTCGGTCATCGAGGTGATCTCAATGAATGGCAAGTCTGCGTCCTGGATGGACAGCAGGCCGCCTTCAGCCGACAGCACAATGGGGCTGGGGAGGGTTTTGATCAGGCTGGTCTTGCCAGCACCGGCCTGGCCATAGACCAGGACTTTGACACCGTTGGCAGCCATGCTGCCGGTGGTCTTCACGTTGATTGCCATCAGGCTCTCCTTTTGGTTGCTGCGCTTTCGGACCATCCGGTTGCGCAGTGGTTGCACTTTACCATATTTTCCGGTTAAGATGTCAACACCCCGCGAAAATTTATTTGGAAAGGCTGGATGATGAAAACGCAAGAGGCAATCGACCACTACGGCAGCACGAAGAAGCTGGCCGACGCACTGGGCATCTGGCCCCAGGTGATTTACACATGGGGCGAGACCCCGCCGATGGGGCGACAGTACGAGTTGGAGGTCAAGACAGAAGGAGAACTCAAGGCAGACCGTAATGACCAGCAAAGCTGAAGCAGCCCTTACATACGCATCTTGGGGCTGGCATGTCCTGCCTGTCGTGCCCAATGGCAAGGTGCCTGCCACTCAGCATGGGGTGAAGGACGCCACCACAGACCCTGAGCAGATTGCCAGGTGGTGGGCACAGAACCCAGACTTCAACATCGGCATCGCAGCCGGAGAGCGATCCGGCATCGTGGTCTTTGATGTGGACCCCAGAAACGGCGGCGATGCATCTTGGGCAATGTGGCTGCAAACCAATGGCAAGACGCCAGACGGTGCCATGCAGATGACCGCAGGCGGCGGTGAACATCACATCGGCGTTTACCACCCAGAGATCAGGTCGTGCAAGCTGTCCGAGGGCGTTGACCTGCTGGCCGATGGCCGGTACTTCGTGGCCTTCCCATCCAGCATTGAAGGGCGCAGCTACCAGTGGGAGGCGTCGTCCGACCCGTTTGATGGCATCGCACCGTTCAGCATTCCAGACACCTGGATGCAGTCCTACAGGGCCATGCGCAAACCGGATAACCGCCAGGTGGCCAGCACAGGCGGTGGTCTGATTCAAGGCAGCCGAAACAACGGTCTGACAGCCCTGGGCGGCGCAATGAGGCGCTACGGCATGACAGAGGCCGAGATCATGGCGGCGCTGTCGATTGCCAACGAGACCCGCTGTGAGATACCTTTGCCGTCATCTGAGCTGTCCCAGATCGTCAAGTCGGTCTGCCGGTACGAGCCGGAGTCAGATGTGGCAGCATCCACCAGCATTGGCAGCGATGCAGCAGAGGCAATCCTGGCGGCCACTAGGGCTGAGGTGCAGGAATACTACTTCACCAGGGCAACGTCCTACCTCGGGCAGCCAGCTCCGCTGCGGTGGATCATCAAGGGCTGGATTCCAGACAGCGGCGTCACAATGGTCTACGGTGAGTCCGGCTCTGGCAAGACCTTCATCACGCTGGACATGGCCTGCCACATTGCTGCTGGCCTACAGTGGCACGAACACAAAACCAAGCTTGGTCTGGTGGTCTACATGGCCGGAGAGGGCAACTATGGCCTGCGGCAGCGGGTGACCGCCTGGTGCAAGACACACGGCGTCCAGAATTTGGACAACCTGTTGATCTCGAACAAGGCCATCGACATTGACAGCCCAGCCGCTGCGGCCCAGATCATCAACGCAGTTCGAGAGATCACCCAGGACGATGCAGTGGCCGTCTTCATCGACACGGTCAACAATCACATGTCCGGCAATGAAAACGATGCCAAGGACACCAGAAACATGCTCAACGCCTGCAACATTGCGGCTAGAGCGCTCAGCGCTGGTGTGTGTCTCAATCACCACACAGGGCATGCAGCCGAGGCAAAGCAGCGCGCGCGCGGATCAAGTGCTTGGAAGGCATCGATGGATGCAATGATCCTGGTGGCCAAGAACGATGACAGCATCGAGATTGCCTGCACCAAGATGAAGGATGCAGAGCCTCCGAAACCATTATTTGGAAAGCTCCAGACCGTGCCGCTGGGCTGGATCGACGAGGACGGAGAGGAAATTAAAGGCGCAGTATTTGTGATTGAAGAAAATGCGCCTGAGCAAAAACCTAAAAAAGAATCTGAGATTCAAAAAGATATTCGGAAATTCACAAATGCGTGGTGGGCTGCTGGCGCAGAAGACCGCGACAAAATGCCTTATCTGTCTCGCAGTGCGCTGCTTCAATATCTCACGACGAATGAAGGACTGACAGAATCGACTGCAAAAACATACGCTCAGGAAAGTAAAAAAGGCAGGCTGATTTATAACCTGCTGAATGCTCAGATTATTGTGGCGCATGAGCATGGATGGATGGTCTCGGACAACGCAACTGCAGCGACTTTGATGGTTCGCAGGGCAGAAAAGTAGGTTGGGACAAATGGGACAAGACAGGACAAAGTGGGACAAGTGTCCCGAGGACAAGGCGTCGGCAGCCTGGGACAGGACAGGACACACACCTTTAGGGTGTGTCCCATTGTCCCAGCCACGATGTG